CAGTAGCAGGTAAAAACTTCATCATCTGTCGTTCCCATACATAACCATAGAAATAATTGACTTCTATTCCTTCTAATTCAATAGGTAATCCGTCTAATCTACTTAAAGGAGTGTATTGTTGACTAGTTCCAGTAGGACGTTGCCATGCACGACGAATATCAACTAAATCTTCTGGCAATTCCACACTTGGCGCTTGAAAATATTCTAATCTATCCTGTCCAGCAGGGATTCTTAATTCTGCACTAGTTTCATCAGTAATATTCACATTCGCCAAAGCGAAGTGTTTCTTCATTTCTTTTAAAGCGATGTTGAGATATGGTATTTGGACAGCATAAGTATAAGTGGTCTTACCAGCGTCGTTTAAAAACGTCGCCGCATCGTCCATTATATCTGACGCGAAAATCCAAACAGCAGCCATATCTCAACACCTATTCTACTTAGCTTGTGCTATATCAGGCTGTAAACCAAGTTTAGTTGCTAACGCATGGTCTACAACACGATTACAAGTGCCACAAACAGGAAACGCTGGATTACGTAATGTTCCACACGCAACACAACGCACTAGTGATTCGTTCTGGAAGTTTTGCATCCAGTCTTTATTTTCAATACCTAATTCTTTACAAGCCAAACGTGCATCACCAGAGACACACATTGGATTGCCATTAGTGTTAGCCCACAAAGTATCTGTGAGTCGAATTATTTCATGCCAAAATTTAGTCTGTTTTTCAACTGCTGAATCAAAAGTAGATTTATATTCTTTCATTAATTGTGCAATAGTTACTACACCGGGAATATAAAACAATCCCGGTATTGCGTCCATCATGTTACAACCAATTAAACCGTTGCAGTAATCCTTAACGATAGATTCTGCGACCTGTAAGCTACTATTTGGAATTTCCAAATATGGCTGTTCAGGGTCAACTTCTCTCCACCATGAAGATGGACCTACTACTAAAAAAGTAGGATTTTTAACACTTCCGGGTTGAATAATAAATCGTCCCGGTTGAATAGTATGCTTTACTTCGTCAATTTCCTTTGGATAGATACTGAATACAGTGCATCTATCAGCAGGATTATTGGGCATCCGCTGTGGAAACCGCTTATTACCAATTGTTACAATTCCAGAAGGCATTTGAGTATCTCCGTCAATGGACTGTTGGGCATACAGTCGGTTATGGCCCTAGTGAAGTTTACTGTGAAAACCAGCAACACCTTCACCGTGAACAATTGCACCACCTAAACCTGATTCATCACCAAACAATTCTTCAACTAACTTGTTAACACGTTTTTCTTTTGCTTCTAAACCATTATTACCATCAGCTTCAGGGTCTGAATATTTCGACATAGATTGCTGACCCATTGCAGCATAAATGGAATCAATAACAAATTTAGCAGCTTCAAAGCTAGGAGGTAAATAATCACCATTCCTATCTTCAAATGGAAACATAGGTTCATATGACATTTTTGAAGTAGGTAATTCAGCCTGATTTTGTGGCGGAATACCCACTAACTGTTCAAGAACATATTTACGAATAATCCATTGATTATACTTAGGAACCTCACGAACTTCTCTTACAGTCCGAATATAGATTCCAGCTTCTGTAAAATCTTCATAGTCACCTAAACGCATTTCATATTGGTCTTCTGACCATGAAACACGCCACATAGCTAAACCAGTGACTGTATCTCTACCAAAATGAGTTAAAAGTAATTCATTAATAGTATCGCGTAGAACCTTATCAGGCTCACCACCACGATTATGAACAATTGTATTACCCATACTCTTGAAAATGCTCATTTTAATCTCCAGTAAGTTAAAGATATGGGTGAGGTTTCGTATTCTATCTCACCCATATCCCCCGCGACGCCGAACTAGGTCACTGACATGACATACCACTTTGCAGTGGATGGGTCATAATACAGTGTGACTGGCCGATTCTGGATAGGCTGGTAAGCGGTGAAAATATTACCAGTCGTCAAGAATAAACCGGGACCTGCATTGGTAAACACCAACACAATTTCCTGATACGCCTGTGCATCGTTAGGCGTAATATTCTGCAATTGCACTGCTCCACTCACAAACTGGAATCTGTGAAGTGGAACAAAAGTAGCAGCAGATGCAATAGTCGGAGGCTTGGCTTGCTGCCTCGTCTGAATGGGCAAGAAGTTCTGATTATCAAGGTTACCAGCCATATGTCAGGTCTCCTTAATAGCCCGAAGGCACTAACAGGTTATCAATATATGCACACGCCGCCGGATTGTTCACGAACGTCTGCATACCATTGACCATGTAGAAGATGTCGGCCGCCGTCACACCACCGCTAGTGCTACGGATTTCAAAGATGTTTCGACCGTCAGTCTTGTAGAATCCAATAGGCAGTGTTTCACCACGGCCCCAAACTTCATCAGTTACGAAGTCAATACGTTTCTGATTCCAGTTGTAGGATTCTTTGACAGGAGCACCGGCCATCTGCATACGCTCGAAATACATATCCAGCCCTTCTTCCTTGGGCTGTTTCTGAATAATCGAGACTGCCTGACCGATATTTTCATACGCCTGTTTTTGACAGGGGTTCAGCCAAGCCTTAGGCTTGAACTGATTGTTGATTCCGACACGATTACCAATCTTATTGATTGCTAAACGTGGAAGTGGTAATGACAATGCAGCACCACCAGCATTAACACGGTTAGCACGAATTTCCGGCGTAGTAGAACGCGGGAAACCTAACCATGTGCCAGTAGATGCATTGCTGTGATGATACGGCACACCATAAAGAGCAGGTAATGCAGTAGGGGCAGTAATGCCCATAACGACGAGAGCATCAGTGGCGATAGCACCAGCGACAGCCGGTGTAACGTCAATGATTTTGTTTTCAACATCATAGAACGTAATCGTGCCACTACCACGTAACGTTCCTAATGCTGTATCGAATACCTGAACAGTCTGGCCGAAACGCACAAGGCGTGCTCCGAAACCATCACTGTTTAAGGTATAAGTATCAACACCAGCCGCAGTGGACACAGCACTAATAGTGCCCACCTGACCAGTGCCAGCCTGCATTAACTGTCCGTCAATCTGCCTACGTAACTCATCGAGAGCCGTAGCAGTTAAACGACGAACAGCATTTGCAATAGCCTTACGGTCGTTATCGGTAGACCACTGCACTAACTTGGTATACTCGATATTTTCCGAAACGTAGACAGGCGTTAATACTGCCTTGTCCCACGTAGGACCACCACCTCGACCCAAATCTCCGCCATTAGGGTCGAAATACTGGAAAGCACCGCCGGGACGTAATTCCAACGGAATACGCATCTGTCTATTGCTGATGACTTCAACATCACGCTTTTTGATGTTGGCGTAGAACATGTCATCACGCTCAAACAGAACACGAATCTTTGGAATCACACGTTCCAGCTCCATTGCTGTAACCTGAGATTCGACAACTGCCATTGTTTAGTCTCCGCTGACCAAACGTTACAAGTTTTAGCCTAATCCCTCATTAAAAAATCTAATGAAGATTCATCAGGCCGTGGTGCTGACTTATCACTTCTGCTTTTGCCGCTTGACGTTGGGGTAGCGGATTTACCCTTTGCAGAAGTATCAGTATCTTGCTTATCAACATCTTCTTCACGAACTGTCTTGCCCATACCTTTAAGCGCATTTTGACGGGCCGATTTAATGACTGACGGCAACAGTGTTCGCGCTTTCGAGATACAAGCACCTTTAATCTTATCCATTTCAGCCTTGGCAAAATCTTTCTGTGCTGCATTCTGCCATAGCTTATCAAGTAATGATTTGAAACGAGTATCTTTACTAACCAAATCTTCGACTTGTTTTAATGCTTGTGCTACAGCAGCATTACGAACAAAGTCGGTCATTTGTCCTTTCGGATTTTTATCAGTTCTTGGGTCAATATTCTGTTCAATAGTTGCTTTAATAGCATTATCAACTTTGGTGCTAATATCATTTTGCGCAACATTGAATTTACGTTCATTAAATTCACGTTCACGCTTAGCTAATTCATCTTCACCTTGTTTATTCTCAGGTCTAGTTTGCTGAGATAATGGAGCAGGTGGCGTCCATTTAGTAGTTCCAAAAATAAAATCATGAAGAATAGTTGCAGCATTTTTTAAACTATCATTACCTTTGGCATTTGCTTCGCCAAACATATCTTGAACAGTATACTTAATAAGATTTCCAATAATATGATGGTATGCTTCTGGAGCAACTTTAGATAATGTTGGTAAATAATTATCAACCATTTTATGAAAAGCTTTTTCATCTTTTTTAATATCAGCAATAACATTTTCAATATCACCAGTCTTTAATTTAGACTGTAATTCTCTGTATTCCGTAACTTGTGTAGCTGCTTCTTCAGCATCTTTAATAGTTGGAAATACTTCTGTAAATTTTTGGTCACGATAGTAAGCAGTTTCAAGATATGGAAAATCTTTAAATACTTTTGGATATTTAGCAAGAATATCCTTACGACGAGCAGGAGTCATTAACTCTAACTGCTCATCAGACGGACCTTTTAATTCCTGTTCTAACTCTGCAAGTTCATCATCTACTTTTTCTTCATCTTCTTTATCAGTATCTTCATCAGTCGTCGTTTCTGGTTTCTTCTTATCTTTATCCTCAACTTCTTCTTCATCTTTATCTTTATCAGACGAAGGCTTATCTTTAGGGTCAGTTAAATCAATTACTTCTGTATCATCTTTCATTAAATCATCTAAATAATCTTGAGCAGTAGAAGGATTATTTGTATCCCCACCTACAGCAGTAGGAGCATCAGTAGGGGCAAATAATTTATTGAATTGTAGCAACATCGTTTTCTCCATTCATGGGTGCAGTTTTTTTATTCGTTTGTTTGGGCTTCTCAGCAGGTGCAGCACCTTCACCAGTAGAAGCCATGTCTTCACTAGGAGCAGGAGGTAGAATATTTAATAGATGCTCTTTAGCATGTAATAGAACATTCTCATATCCCGGCTTATTATCAATCTTAGCCTGTCGGCCAGCAGAACTAACTAACCATGCTCTATCAATTTCATATCTAATTACATGATTATCAATTTCAGGTTCTACTGGAATAGATGAATTAAATGGCTGTATAGGCTGTCCAGATAATTCAGCCTGCATCATAGCCATTTCATCCATTGCCATTGGATTAGGTATTGGTTCAGATTGAAGTAATAATTGAATTTCTTCGTATTCTGCTTCAGCATCAGCTTCACCGGGAATAAAGAATTCTGGTAAACCAATAGCCTCACGTAATATTGTTAAATTCTCAGGAGCCATAATAAATTGCTGAATAATTGGACTGCTAGACTGTAGCAGTGTCATTATAACATCTTTTTGCTGTGACCATGTAAGTGGTAAATTTTCGTTAGCTTCTAACTCAACTTTACCAATCTTACCAGCCATTTCAGCCTTACGAATGAATACGTTGTAGAATGAGCCATCTTTACGCTTTTCTACATTACGTTCATCCACTTGCATTTCTTCCATGAATAAATTAATAGATTTACCTAATGAATATTTCCACCAAATCGTAAACATTTTCCAAACATTTTGTAAACGCTGTAATGACTGTGCCTTAGACATAGCGTCTTGGCTAGCAGTCTCACTATTCATTTCACCAAATAAACTAGGCATAGCACCTGATGCTAATTGTCCTAGTTGTTGAATATTTTGTAAGAAAGGCATTACTTCGGCACTTAATGTAGCAGTCTTAATTTCCATGAATGCTTCATTAAGTGTCTTGCCAGATTTTGGTATCGCCGGAAAGATACCACCCGGTAATACTTCCGTTTGTTCATAGGCTTTAAAGTCCAGAACGTTCGGGTCAGCAAATGTTTGACCAATACCATGTTCAATAGTTTGTAAAATTAAACTAACAAAATCAATAATTACTTCCTGTGTAGAAACTAGTGAATCACCAGCAGGACTAAAATGTAAATAGTCGGACATTGGATTGCTAAGTAATGTCCATTTTTCATCAAGGTCTTCTTCACATGCATCGCAAAGAGTTTCACCAACCATTCTAACTAATGCACCTTTAGGAAATAATTTTTTATAAGCCTCAGCTTTATCATCATCTAAATAATTAAAAGCAGCAGGTCGTAACCATACTTGACTTTCAGTTACAACATTCTCAGGAAATTCACCACGATATTGTGGAGATAATCTTCCCCACTGTTCATATTCATCCCATAATTGTCCAGCTTGACCTTTAATATTTTTAAGTAATTCTTTCACACTCTTAGTTTTGAGTGCTTCATATTTTTCAACAGCCATTACGACGTTGATTTCTTTTTCAAGTCGTAATACAGGCACATCTTTCTGCGCACGTGCATAATTAGGAATCTTTACGTATAAACCACCGTAAACATCCATACATACACGAGATTTTGCATGAGTTTTATTACCGACAATCTTAGTAATAATAGACGATTCTCGGCGGACCTCTGGAGTAATTAATTGTTGGCATGATGGGCATACATCCTGACCAATTACATCCTCAATGCCCTCATTAGGCATAGGAGGCGCAATACCTAATTCATTTTCTAATCCCATTAGATACTGTTCATCCTGACCTACTTCCATTGGAACTTCAGGTTCCATAGGCATAGGTTCAGGAGGTGGAACAGCAGCTTCTTCAGGACTTAATAAACTATCTTCAATAGTGTATCCACAATTTGGACACAAAATAATTTCATGTAATTCGTTTGCTTCCTCAGTAACATCAGTTTTATAAGTTCCATATTTCTCATCTGTTTCTGAATAGTTATGGCAAGCTACAAGACCTTCTGTAGCATAAATAAATAATCCATGTAACCAAAGTAATGGAGCATCATTATGACGATAAATTAATTTGCCGATTTTATCACCGGCTTTTGCAGTAGATAAATCTAACGCATTCTCTGCGTCATCTGGAAAGCATGTGACCGGAGGCACCACAATTGATAAAGCAGCAATAATGGACTCAAGATAAGCCCTAAAAATATTAATACGCTTATCATAATAAGCCTGGTCATTATTCTCATCGCCATTGCCCTCCCCACTCATTAATGGAAATACTCTCCAATCATGAGCAGTTGCAGAGAAATAAATATTATTAAGACCTTCCCATAACATTTTTAAACGTTTCCAAGAAATAATCTGACGTTCGCGCACGGCTCTATCCTCGTCATTGAAAAAATCAATGACTGCGAGAATATCCCGCTTTTGCTCGTCAGTTAATGTAATCTTCTTTGCCATTATCTCATACCGAATTGCTGTTTATATTTGGCACGTTCGGCCATCATATCTAATATTTTGTCACTAACACTAGTAGTTGGTCCTGCCATAGAGCGCGAAGCATTATACGCAGCCTCACCACCTTGAGGTATCATTTCAGCAGGCATCATAGGACTAGGTTTTGGCATGATTGAAGGAGTAATACTTTTAGAAGTAGGAACTCTAGCTAAATTACGTTGCATATCGCCAACAAGTGATGCAACATCATCAGCTGTGCCTGCAACTTGTTTAACTGGTATACTATCAACAACATCAATAGTAGGGCCAGCGATTCTACTTACTTTTGAAGCAGCACCAGCAGCTTGTTTAGCTGCACCTGCGCCAAGTAATGCACCAATAATAGAAATAGGTGATGTAAAATCAGAGGCAACATTACCAACACCTTCTGCCATGCCTCCAATTGCACCACGACCCATAGCGTTCATAATATTTGCAGTATTTTCAACTTTACCAAATAAACTATTCGGATTGAACGATGAAGAACCAGCCCTAGGAGCATCAACTTTATTAGCTACAGCTACACCCGCACGTGTAGGTGCATCAGTTAATGGTCTTGTCATAAAGTTATCCGTCCACGTTTGTGACGGACTACTTATTGACTGTTTCTTTTTCTCGTTCTTGTCGGACATTATCCAACTCCGTCTCTAATTCCTTTAATTCTTGGTCCTTATTAATAGTAGAATCAGGTTGTGGAGCATTTGCTCTTAATTGTTGAGTATGACGACTTTCTTGTTCTAACATTTGTCGTCTTACAGCAGTAGGAACAAATGGTAATCTAGTAGTTTGAATAGGTTTAAGATTTTCAACATTAGTTACCTTATCAGCAGGTGCTGTAGGTTTTTCAAGTAATAAATCCATGAGTCTTTCATTATCACGAACCAACCTAGAATTTTCATTAGCCAATGATTCGCAAGATGCACAATATCTATTTTCAGCACGTTGTTCTCTCCTTTCGTCAGCACAATGCTGACAATGAGGATTGAACAACTGATGGAAGAATTTAATCATTAGTGTCTCCTATGGAATCTACTAACCATTCGTGGCGCATTATTAGAAACTAGTGCGCGAGAGTTTCTATAAAAAGCTGTGAAATCTTGGTCTTGTGCCAATTTAGCAATAATAGCTTCTTGCTTTTGAATAATAGCAAATTCGTCAGCAGCTTCATCGAAGTATCTGTCGGCTGCATCAACAATATAGCGAATACCATCATAAGGGTCATCGCCATTGAACTCTTTAACATCTTCAGCTGCTTTATCATTTTTCTTGTCATCGTATGAACAAGCCTTAATAGCTTGAATCAACATTGGACAACAAAATTCATGACCTTCGTGATTATCTTCATCACATTGAAATATTTGTAATTTAGGTAAGTTAGTTTCTTCTTTAACAGGTTCAAATATTTGATGATACGCTTTATATGCTTCTAATCCTTTATTTCTTAATAACCATTGTGCTCGCATTTCATCGAACACTGGCATTTCTGATGCTGGAATTACTGGTCGTTGTTTCCAACGTAAATATTCATGCAATAACATCTTGCCACTAATACGACTACCCGGTGAATTTTTAGTTAATTCAATAGGTCTG